TCATTTTTTCAATGCTTTTTCAAATAGTGAATATGTCTTAATTAGTTTCTTTGCGTTCTTTTCTTTTATATCAAAATCGTAATATCCATCATTGGTATAAATCCTAATAGCAGTCATTGTTTTATCTTTGAAAACCGAACAGTTTCCAATCAAAGTTAATTCAACTCCAAGCAGATTCATTCCAAAAGCAACGACAGCCCCACCTCCAGGTGTAGATAAAGTATAATCTTTGTTTTTAAAATTGTAAGTATTTCCATCTTTGTCAAGAAATACAATATCAGCATCAGAATCAACGGATAAGACTTCTTTACTGCACCATCTTAACTGGGCAAAATCCAATCCATGATCATGTGCAAAACGTAACCAAATGTTTTTCCCAATAGGAGATACCATCATTACAGATTCAGAAGATATTTTTTCAAAAGAAGTATATACTTTTTTCTCTTTGGAAAATTTGTCTACTTCGTTTATTTTCAAACTTTGTCCATAGACAGAAACACCTATAAGTAAAGAGGCGCATAATAAACAAATTCGGCTGTGCATAATCTAATAATATTAATTTTTGCACAAAAATATAAACTTATATTTTTATCGCATTAAATCTAAGTTATTTTTATGTAATGTTAACTATTTGAAGAATATGCTTTTAGTAAAATAAAATTGCAAAATTAAACAGGTGTGCAAAGATATTAGAGAGCCATTTTATACAATGAAATTAATGTATCAGTCAAATGTGTTATCATGATTAATATTGCCAAATTATACAAGAAATAAAAAAAACGACTCCTATATGAAAGAGATAGATTATAGTAGAAGCTCTACTAATTTATAAACAGATATATAAAACAACCATTAGATCGTTATTTGAGGGAAGTTTAAACAGACTGTAAAACAAGGTATAAGTCTGTTTTATTTAACTATCATTATTAAATATTTGCATATTAAAGCAAATAGTCTTACATTTGTATGTAAAAAAAGCAAGAAAAAGGGTCCAATCTATTTCTTGCTTATTAATTTAGTTTTTTTCATGAAAATAAGAAAATTTCTTAAGCTAATTAATATCCTACTAAGGATAATTGAGTTGTATTTAAAATTTCGTCAACTCGACTAAATTAATTAGCGGATGCTGGGGATCACAAGGTGGTTGCCCAGCATTTTCTTCCTTTATTCTTCCGATGTCGCAAAACTAGATAGAATATTTAATATATCCAACTGTTTTACGCAACAAAGATATGAAATTACATTTGTTTAACCAAATAAAAATAAATAATTTTTCAGAAAAGGTATTCATTTTTTCTTTTCCCCCTTATTCATTGCTTCCAGAATCTTTATCCATGATTCAGGAACTTCCACATCCATGATGTTCCCATCTCCATCTTTTACGATGTATTTATTCTTCTTTTTCTTTTCGTCCTTTGGCTTTTCTTTCTTATCATCCTGCATATCTGTAATCTCCTATATCTAAGTATTGCAAAAGTAATCTAAATCTGTCAGAATCGCTAAGTTTTCTGGTATTAAATCTAAAGACAAATTCATCTACATAGCGTTGCATATATTTCTTGCTTATATGATAATATGTGGCGTATATCCTCTTGAAAACAGACCAAGCGTTTTCTATCGTATTGGTAGTAATCATCACCGTTTCTTTATTATCATTGTAATAAGTAATACCATAATATTTATGCCCGTGATCTACAGATATTTGGTTGTACATTTCGGATACTTCGCCATAATCCCATCCATCAGTATATATTGTACTTCCTTCTTCAACATACTTTCTTATAATTGGAAGCAGCTTGGATGAACCTGTTCCGCTTACTACTTTGGCAACCAAATCCCCATTTCTGCCTATTAGTCCAAAAACAGGAACTTTGTCTTTAAAACTCCTCCCCTGGCATCTCTCCACTTTTTTATCCTTATGTCGGTTTGCATTTTTTCCACCTGCAAATGATTCATCAATCTCAACTTCTCCTTCAAGATAATAGTCGTTTTCTCCTGTCATAACCTTACGTATCTTATGTAACATACGCCATGCGGTCTTTTGAGAAACATCAATATCTCTAGATACCTGATAGGAAGATATGCCTCTTTTTCCTTGAGCAAATAACCACATAACATAGAACCATTTAGTAAAAGGAATCTTACTATTTGCAAAACACGTTCCTGTTTTTACTGTGAAATACCTGTTTGTATTCTTGCATTTATACTTATGGTTCTTACACTTATAAACCTTGGAGGTGGGATCAAATGGAGAAACAACTTTGTCACCCCATTTCCATTGTTCGTACAGATCATAACAAGCATTTTCATCCTTTACAATCTGTATAAACTCTAGAAAATTCATTGACTTTTTCATACAGCCTCCTTTTCTTTGATTCTTTTGCAATATAACGATAAAAAGTTAAATATGCAAATAAATACAAAGAAAAGATAGACTATAATATTATATTATATAACTTTATAAATTTAAGTTGACACAAGCAGAAAATATATAATTATAACATTTTGTTATAGCTTATTTATCAAGTGTCCATTTGTTCCTTAATGCCGGTAAGGTAAGGTAATTATATACGTTTATACACGTACATATTGACGCTTCACCGCCCCGACTACTGTCGACCACTCCACGTCCTCAACCCCTTCTACCAAGGGTGATACTAATTTAGTTTTTGCATGAAAATAACTATTTAAGCTATATCCATTAACGGATGCTTTATGATAAGGCAAAGATAAATATAATGTTTTAGGTATTAATGTATGTTTTTACATACATTTTAGAACGTTAATCCGTTCGGGGCGATACCAACGCCCACTATCGGCTATCATAAATGAATTACCGAATACTTTATAATGGTGTTCATTTGTTCCTTAATGCCCATCTAAATATCAACTAGCCTAATTATTACATTGCAAATATAATACTTTTTTGTATATTTGCAATGTATAACTAAACAAAATATCATGGAACTATTAGTAGAAAGAAAATGGTGTAAGCCTGATTATACTATAGGACGTTTGTATATTGATGGTGAGTTTTTCAGTAATACGCTTGAAGATCGTGTTGTTGACGTGAATAAGAACGGAGTGTTTGATGGAAACGAGAAGAAGGTTTATGCTGAATCTGCTATTCCTTATGGAAGATACCAGGTTATATACAACTGGTCCCCAAAATTCGGACGTAATATGCCAAGACTGTTGAATGTTCCTCATTTTGAGGGTATTCTTTTTCACGCTGGGAATACAGCAAAGGATTCTGCCGGATGTATCCTTGTAGGTAACAATACATCAAAAGGCAGACTTACCGAATCACGCTATACTTCTGACAAATTGAACAAATTGATTGATGATGCAATAAAGCGTGGTGAACAGGTTTGGGTTACGATTAAGTAGTGTGTTATCTCATCAACCATGTGTTGAAGAAGTTTGGGAGCGATGTTTTTGTCGCTCCTTGTTTTTTAGTAATAATACATTATGTACAGTGCTATACTATTCTCGCCAATTTTCCATCGGACGGTTTTCCGCCAAACAGGTGATTAATGTATGCAAGACCTTTTTGTGTGCATAGAACAACCATCACGACAAAACCTGGGTGATTCTCTCTTGGAATAGGCTTTTCTTTCATCTCGAAATACCCAGCATCAATATACTTCTGTTTTGGCTCATTCCTGTTAGCAAAGAATACTCCTGCTTCACGAAGTTTCTTGAACAAAGAGTTTCTCCCAAAAGGCAAGCCAAGTATCTTTGCCGCCTGTCCTATATCGCACTTGCCTTCCATTGCAAAGGCTTTGTCGGCGAAGTCCGCTTTGGGCTGTAGTTTTTCTATTTGTTTCTGTTGCTTTTTATTCTCCAAAGCCAACCGTTCTTTTTCCTCTTCGGCTTGTATTACCATTAATGCAAGCTCCTTTCGGGAAAGCTCATGCTTGTTTTCCTCACATGCGATAAAATATTTTCTAGCTTGCCTTCCCCGTTCGTTGTTCTCAATCATAGATAGCTCTTTTGCCATACTGATTGACAGAGCATATTCAATTCGTTTTGTAGCTCCTATTTCTCGCTCCACAATTTCGGTGAATGATTGAAAATCAACACCTTCAATAAAATCATAAGATTTAATGCGATCTTTAATCCATGTTGAAAAATCCCTTTTACTTTCAAGGAAAGAATGCAAATCACGTGCATTAACGGCTCTCTTACCGTTATTATCACTAATAGGAATAAGTTCATTCGTTGTGACGTTCATATTTTAACGAATTGTGATAAAAAGAAACCCTCCGTAGGTGTGAACGTCACAACATACGCAGGGCATAGAAGTCGCAGATTGTTTCCTTTCTGCCACCTTAGAGGGATTCTTAATATCTTGTACAAAATCTGTTCGATTTATTTTGCCAAATATTATTATGTTATGACGTTCACCACAAAGAAAAGCATAATTTTTTATATATCAAAACTTGTGGTGTGATTTTTTTTACATTAATCCAAGCACCATACCTACTGCTCCCCAGAATACATCTCTCCATTCGGGCACTCCTTGTCTAAGCCACTTATCGTAGACGATTTCTTTTCCTACAAGAATGAACAAGGTTAGTGCTATTGCTGTCCATACGGAGAAAAACCATTGCGCCATGCTTACTACAAGTATTCCTGCAATGAGGTGTTCCATTCCGTCAACTCTCAAATTGTTAAGGCATATATAGTCTAATGCCCTTCTTATTTTTCTTAGTAAGTTCGTAAATTTTCCCATAGTTTAGCTGTTATCGTTGTTTTCGTTGTTTTCTTCTATCACTACCCTAGCTTCCATATCGTTTAATCTTCTGTCTTGTTCGTCCATTCTATCATCTTCATTATTTGCAGAGAAGTCACTTTCTTCTCTTGCTGTCTGTAATGATATTATTCGGGAGTTTACAAGTTGAACGAGTGTATTGTTCCATTCAGAGAAGTCTATGTATGAGTATGGCTCTATGGTAGCGTTTATTCTTAGAGCGTTATAACCTGTTGCGTCACCTTCCATTACTCCTACATAGTATTTGAATATATTGGCCATGTCATTTATGGCTGTATTCATCATTTGTGCATCACTTCTCGCCCATTCCATTTCCGGCTCGTAATACATTGCCGTTGTTCCAGTAGGTCTGTCACCTGATGATGATTGCATTGGCGGAACAACACCGCTTCCGTCAAGTATCCCGTTGTATATGTTATCTATTTCGGTGAACAGTGAGTTTGAAGCGTCCATCTTACCCATGAACTGTGCATCATCTTCTGCTCCTACACGTAAAATGGAAGTTCCTCCCAATCCGTTTCTTTGAATGTTTATTCTTCCGTTAGTCTTGATAAGTAGCATTTGGAATGCCTGTCGTGTGTTGTATTCTCCTATCATTGACATTAAGAACTCGAAATCGTCTATCAAGTCCTGTACTGCCCCCCAAAATGGAAGTTCAAGCCGTAGATATACTACAGGTATAAATCCCAGGTTATGGAATTGATGCAGTTGTATGATATTTCCGTTTTCGTCAATATCCGTTGCTATATCTCCGTTGGAATCAAGCGTGTAAAACTCATCTTTAGTCCATACATCGACAAGTGTGTCTGTATGCTCTTCTCCATCAGCTGAGATATATGTGGTTGTATATTCCCTTGCGAAAGCTATTCTTTCCCCTCTTCTGTTTTTATGTTCATACAGTATATCTCCTTTTGAGTAGCTGAAAGACCTGTATTTTATCTCGTCCTTATCCTTATATATATATATGGCAGCATCTCCTACCTTTCCGGCTTCGCTTATAAGTTCAAACTTGGCTGTTTCCATGAGAGAATCAGTCCAGTATTCCTTGTATGTTGTCAGCTTATCCCTGTTCTGCTGGTTTGACGCGCTTTTCTTTATCTGAAATTTAAGAGGATTGGTACACAGGTGTGATACCCTTTTCTTGTGTATCATCCTTTGAAGAGGAAATGCTCGTCTTTGCAGTACGTAGGGAGTTGATGTCGATTTCTTTTTCCTTTTCTGAGCACCTACATTCGCGCTTTCATCATCCGATGATGTGGAATCCTCGTCTGACGGGATACTGTCTTTCCAGTCGGGTCTGTTATGTATATAATGTCCTGATGTATCCCATTGCGCTAGGAAATCATCCTGTGACATATATTTGTATATCAAAGTGGAGCGTCTTGGCTTTTTCTTTGTTCCTCCACCTCTTCCATCGTCACATCTTGACGGAAGTGCCACTTTGAACGGTTCTTTTCGTAATAAAACGTCTAATTTTAAAATTTCCATAGGTAATTATAAATATTTTAATTCATCCATTATATCGTTAGGTATGTCAATCATTATATCGCATATATCAAAATATGTCCTGTATAAAAATGTTCCTTCTATCAAGTCGGGCGAGCATCCTACAATCTTTTTTGCTTCCTGTTTTTTCAGCAGTCTTAGTTTCCCGTTTTCCCTTTCCACGTCACGTCTTATTGCTCTTCTCTGATCCATCAGTGCTTCCCGTATTGTTTTGTTCACATACGGTTTGTCAAGAAGTTCCGGGTTTATACTGAATCCGCAATATCCTAGGTTTGTTCCTTTTATACGTGTTACCATTTCATCGGCAAGCTGTGCCCTTAGATCGAAATAGAATCTTACAGGTTGATCATCCTTGCTTTTGTCTAGTCTTTTCGGAACACCTCTAAGTATTGCCAGGCTTTCGGGAAATGCGTCACGGAATGTCGGTGCTCCAAGACCGTCAAATGCCAGTCTGTTTTCACCGATTCCCCATTTCCGTAGATTGTTTCTTACCCATAGGTTCAAATCCCTAGGCTTTAATGTGTTTGACCATTCTAGGTCTTGTAAGTGGTGTCCTATGAAGTGCCCCATTACACAAACGTCACCAAGACCGTATGCTATATCCAGTGTAGCACATTCAAAATAATCGTCAAACACAGGCTGAGATGAGAACATTTCCTCCATTTCGTCACGGGTTATCCACTCGTTTCCCCCTTTTATCAGCTTCCATGAACCTAATGCGTTTATGGATACTTCCTGTGCTGTTCCTCCAAGGTTTTTCTGATAGTCGGGATTGGAAGCCATAAGTATCTTGTTATCTTCCAGCCCAGAAGCTATAAAGGTTATGCTCTTGATGTATCTTTTACAGTTTGTTTCGTCAATTTTGGTATTTTTACCGAATCTTGCGATGATATAATCTTTTGCCTGAGCAAATACTTCTTGTGGGCTGTCACCCCATGCTGTTTCATGTATAGTATCTCCATATTGAAAGAAATATCTTACCTTTCCCGATCTTTCCGGAATTGCTATTCCGTCATCGTCCACCCACCATGATACCAGTGCTCTCCAGAAATCGCTGTACGGGTTTGGATTGCACGCACCTGTAAGACCTGTTCTTAGTCCTGATGATGAACGCAATACCGTTTGAAGGTAGTTTATGATAGGTTCCGTTGCCTGTGAGCACTCGTCTATCGCCACCTTCACAACGTTACCACCCTGTTGTCTGTCCTTAAATTCATTTATGCCTTTTTCTCCCGACAGGCAGGCATCACCGAAATAATCGTACCGTATTTCACCTCCTGCGTCAAGTCTTGAAAGGCGTTTTGAATCAATATACTCACCATAAGGTTCAACCATCTTTGAAACCACTTTAAGAATACCGTCCGCTTTTTCTGCGGATGTCTTGTCCTTACGGAAAACAAGTGCGGAAAATGACGGATGGTTGCATGAACTCAGTATATCCATTCCAAGGCATACGGATTTTCCTCCCCCACGATTCCCGTGAAGTATCTTTATCCCTGCCCTGTTCCTTAGAAATGCCTCCTGTGAACCTTTCTGTGGGGCAAGCATATTTACCTTGTATCCCTTGCTTCTTCTGTCCTCTATATATCTTTGGACGAAATCAAGGCTTTTATATGGTATGATTCCCCTTTTGCCATATCGTTTCAGCGATTTGACAACATCCTTAGTCTTTAATCCTCGGTATTTTAAGTCAATTTCTTCCATCTTTCTGTATGTATTTTGCAAATATAATGTTTTTTTTAATATTTTTTTGCTTATACACATTTTTTAACTACATTTGCATCGGTAAGAGGTACTTACTATGCACAAAGGTCTTGTGCATGAATCATATAAAAAACAAATAGTATATGGATGAAAATGTAAAAGTCATTTTTGAAGGTATCAAGAATGCGTTGGGAGAAAGTAGCTCCGTTATTACAGATCGTACAATCGAACAGACAATCAATGAGTTCTCAGCGTTCGCACCGCAGGAAAATGCGGAAAAGTTCTGGAATGAAAGTGTTGTAAATCATTTAAAGAACACAGTGGCAGGTCAGGTAAGAGCGTTTGCGTCTGATAAGCGCAAAGAGTGGGATACAATCAAGGAACAGGAAATATCCAACTTGAAAAAGGAATGGGAAAAATCACATCCTGCACCACAACCGACACCAGCACCGCAACCACAACCTACACCGACACCAGCACCCGAACCAAAACCGTTTGAGTTGCCCGATGATGTTAAGGCTAAACTTGAAGAGTTTGAAAAGTTCAAGAAAGAGTTTGAAGCTAAAGAGCAGGAGGAAAAGCAGAAGCAGATTGTAACTGAAAAGCGCAAGAAGCTGTCTGATTTGATTAAACGCCCAGAAGCGGGTATGCCTAACGAGTTGTTGCGCAACATCATTTTTGAGAACATTCAGATTTCGCCCGAAGAGGAAGATACAAGCATTCTTCTGAAAATACAGGGAAAGTACAATGAAACGTGTACTAAATACACAAAGGATGGCATTAATCCTTTCATCTCTGACAAGGGTGGTTCTAGCGATGTAAAGTCATTCATAGATAGAAAGAGAGAAGAAGATAAGGCTAACAAGGAAAACAACATTGTCAGCCGATATTACAGTAAAATTAACAAATAGTTTTTTTAATTATGAAAGCAGGAGTTCTTGCAACAAGTTATAGTAAGATTGGTGGCGCAAGACATATCTTTTCTAATGATACGTCTTTGCACGTACTGTTGGTAGGATGTAACGTTTCAGTAGAACGTATGCCTACAGTTGGGAACAAACTTCCGGCTGGTACCATGATTAAATGTGATTCCTCAAAGCAGAATGGCGGTGACATTCACTATTCATTCAGAATGTACGAGAAATCGGATTCTGGTGCTACGGTAAAAGTTGAAAAAATCATGGGTAATACAGTTGCCAAGGTTGGCATGGTTGTCGGTAAAGCACCTACTACTGCCGCAGGTACTACAACTGGTTATACCATTAACGCTATTGATTCGTCTCATGACGAATATGACATCCTTACATTGTCCGCGGATGCAGGTAAATTGGAATTGACCGATATTTTGGTTGAAGTTACACAGGCTGGTGCTAGCGCAAAATTCAAGGTTATTCCTAATGCTATCCTGCCTTATGATGTTGACACCATTCCCGGTGCCACTCTCTATCCTTTCAACGGTGCATGGATGGTGACAAGTGAGATTTTGGAAAAACGCATTCCGCCCGTAGCTTCGGCAATCAAAAAGGCGATGAAGGATGATGAATCATATCCTTGCGTTTTCCGTTACACATTGTATAACTAATTAAATTTTTTCGTTTTATGCAAAGATCGACATTTAGTTTCTATGATTGGCATTTCTCTGGGGAGATGCAGGAACTTATGGATTATGCCAATCAGAAATTTGATAACGAAAACTGGAGAAGCTACGGAGATTGGGATGTTCCTCAGATGAGTAAATCATGGAATGTCATGGTTGACGAATACACACAGGCTACCCGTCCTGTGATGCTGGCTCCTTTGGCTGAAAAGCCTATTATGGACACTACTGGATTTGAATGGTATTCGGGCCGTATTCCGAAGATGGGTCACGCCATTCAGTTTATGGAAACCGATATTCAGGAGTTCTATGAACTTGACATTCCGCAAGGTGCATTGCTTGACAAGATCCGTGAGAAGTGGTACACAAAGATGGAAGCATGTATCCAAGGTTTCCATACCGAGTTGAACTGTATGGTTTATCAGGCTCTTTCTACAGGTATGCTTAACTATACAGCTAGTGGTACCAACTCAATTCCTGTTCAGATTGACTATCGTGTTCCTGCAAAACACAAGTTGAAAGCGTTGAAGCAGAAATGGTTTAGCGATACTGCCTGGACACCGAACGAGAATGCAGATCCTATTAAAGACCTTCAAAGAATGTGCAAGATTGCCGATAATGACGGTGTACCATACGATCATTTTGAAATGTCAAAGGATTTGTATGATAATTTCTTGATGCACCCGAAAGTGACAGCAGCAGTACAGGCACGTCTTGTTCCTGCCGCAGCATCTACTACAATCTATCCTATGAACAATCAGGAAATTGTTGATGTGCTGATGAAGGTGTTCTCTATTCCTGTGATTATCCCTATTGAGGAAAAATCAAAATGGAACAAACTTGGCGTGATTGAGGAAGCCAAACCGTCTTTTGAAAAGAACACCGTTGTTCTTGTTCAGAGCGGTCAGTTCTTCCGTATCAAGAACTCACCGTCAATGTATTTGCAGGATACCAACCCGGCTGTACGTATTTCTTCTTTGGAAGGCGGACGTATCGCGTTCTTGCATCAGTATTCTTCCGAACCGTATGCAGAAAAGAGTTCAGGTGAGTTGTGGGCATGTCCTGTGATGAAGAATCCGAACAACCTTATCATTATGAAGGTTGACGAGCAGTCAAATACAGGATTGTAAAAAGTTGAACCATGAAAGTCATTATTGATATAAATGGAGAAGGCACAGCAAAGGGCGCAGGGGAGTATTTCATTGGAGATACTCTCACGCTCCAAGCTATTTCCGAAGAAAGTGTGGAGTTCGGATATTGGCTTATTGCTGACAATGAAACATTGAAGCCGGAAGATAGGCTGAAAGTTTCAGATAATCCGTACACTATTCAGGTTACGCCTCAGATAACAGCAAAGGGTAACATGAAGGTGGAAGCATATTTTTATATGTCTATGCGTGAATATCTGAAAGCACAGATTGACTATGAGTTGAAAAACACATCGTATATCAGTGTTGCCCAGAAATGGGGATTCCGTTTGTCTGATGACAGCCGTGAAACGTCTGAAATGAAGAAGGATTTGGCTTATGCCGATTTGTTGCTCATTGTTTGTACTGCTCCTTCAACCATACAGGGAAAGACGAAAAAGGCAGGTAATTGGTCAATTACTGACACAAGCAAGACTATTTCTATCAATGACAAGAAAAGATTGGAGCAACGCGCAAAGGATTTATACGCCAAATGGGGTTTGAATTTGGATGTTGGAACTGATGTTGAAATAACTAGATTAAGATGGTAGTATGGGAAAGAGTATTTTAGGTGAGGATATGTTTCCTGATATGGTGAGAATTTATCAGAACAAGAACAGTTCGGATAAATATCAGACCACCCCGTATTGGGAGATGATATACGAAGGAAGGGCAAATATACAGGAAAAGGATACAGGTTCGGAAACGAATGATGTTGACAAGTCCGAATATGCTGCCTACCTAGAAGATAACGATGTAACCATACCTTCCGGGTGTCTGTTGGATTGGCAGAATTTCAACCATCCGTTTTCAGACAACAGTAATAGTTGGCGTGAGATAAAAAAACCTCCATTTAACAATATGGAATTTGGTACGGTAATATACTTTAACCAAATAGAAAACTAGAATACTATGACAATCAATTGGACGGAAATAATACTTGCTTTGTTGGGTACAAATGGCATAACCCTTCTAACTTCAATGTTAATGTTTAAGCAGAAGAAGGAAAAGATGGAAACTGAAATTGATTCTTCTACCTTGGACAATCTTGAAAAGGGGTTTGCTATTCAGGGTGATCAGTTGAAGAAGGCGCAAGAGGAAATTTTGAGTTATCAGCAATCTCTCCACGATGCTTATCAGAAGATACAGGAGCTTTACAATGAACTGAATGAGATTAAAACAGAACTGAAATGCGCTAAAGATGATCGAGATTTGCTAAAAAAGCAGATTGAGAAACTGAGTAAACCAGTAACAAGAAAGACAAGTACAAAAAATGCAGGCAAATAACAACGATAAAGTATTGAAAGAGTTTGGTAGTAATGTCCAGCTTGCCTTGGATGCTTCTATCATGCAGTTCATGGAAGATATCGCCACGAATATCATGGATGATATAAAAGACATGGAGGGATTTACCAATCAGACTTTCAATCTTGAAGATAGTTATGGATGTGGCATTTACAAAGATGGGGTCCTAAAGAAGATTGTGTGGGCAAATGCAACGAAAGTTGCAAATGAGCCTAGGAAACGTAACAATGTCGAGTATTGGGGGCGTGAACTTGCCGAAGATTTCTTCAACAGTTATAAATCCGATGGTTCTGAAAAATATGAACTGGTTGTCGCTGCTGTCATGTATTATGCCAAGTATGTTGAGAACTATCACCTGTTGAACGTTCTTTCAGATTCTTGGATTAAGACAAAGACAGATTTAAAAGGGGGTAAATATACTGTGGTTTTTAAGAAAATTGCAGCTAATATGTTAAACAAATATTTTAAGTGAAGTTATGGGCTACTTTAATCCTTCAACAATAAATACCACCTTGTACAATATTGTATTGGACAAGAAGATTGCTGACGATGTATATAAGGTGCAGCGTCCTGCAAGTGTTGATGATAAGGTAACTAGTTTTATTGTCGTAAACAACAATACAAGAATTGTCAGCAATACCGAGAGCGGCCCCTACGGTCACTTCGGGAAAGGCGAAACAATGGCTACGGTTACTCTGTTTGTAAGGGCATTGCCCGGGAACGTATATCCGTCTGTCATGGATGCGTTGAGTGAGAAAATGGTAGAACTGTTCCCGCAAAAGACTGTGCAGCTTCATTTCGAGATATTTAATGTTTTACCACCAATGTTTGACGGGGTTGGGTTCTATTATATGTCCGTCCTGTTGAATGTTGATATTTCAAAGGATTAGCTGCATGAGAAACGTGAGAAAAAACAGTGGAGGCGCATCGGTAGATACGTTTTCAACAATTAACAATAACTTTTTAAATACAGAAAATAGAATGGCACGAGTAAATTTAGACACCAGCCCTGCTTACTTGAACGGGCAGTCGGCTGCTTTGACATTTGATGCGATTGAAATCACCGATAGTACTCAATATTCAAGTTTTAAGAATCCGAAGATTCTTCCCAATATTGAATCTGGTACTACAGAATCCGCTGGTACTGACGCTGACACTTCTGAAACAAAGAACGAGCAGGGTGCTACCGTATTCCAGAATATCACACCGGGTACTATGGCATTTACCTTTACAGGTATGTCCACTTCAAAAGCCGCTTTCGCTTTCTTTACACAAGGAAACGAAGCCAAGGCTGAGTTGGAATTGGATAGTTTGACTGACACTGCGGATGTTTTCGGCAAGGGAGCTTCTCAGAAACTGAAAGCGTTTGGTGCAAGCTCATTCAAGCAGTTTGTACGTCCTATCGGTATTATCAACGGTACTGGTGACCGTATGATCTTCTTCCCGAAGGCATCATGGGCTGTCAGCTTCACAGGTGCTCCAAGTAACGCTGGATACCTTGGATTCTCCGTTACTGTGACAGCATTGGAAGTTAACACTCAGTATTTGAAAACCATGATGGTTCTCGAACTTGACAATTCGGGAGCGGGTGCTTGATGTAGACGGGTGATGAATTATTAGCCGGGCGTTTTCGTCCGGCTTTTATTGTTTTTTAACTGATTGTGTTTGATTTTTGTTAACCTTTGTTGTATTTTTGCTGTAAAAAATAACACCATGACAGATAAAGAATTGTCTGATAAATTAAAGCTAAAAGCTATAAGCCTTGGACTGTGTAAGGAATGGACAAATGGATGGGGAAACCCGGACAAATATGAATTATGCGAGAAATATATCAGAGGCATTGACTTCTGCCTGTTAAACAGGTTCCCGTCAAATGAAATAATCAAGAAGGAGTTTGCTGGTGTTAGGGAGAAGTTTAATATCTTTGTTGATGATACCAATCTTTTCATAAGCAATCCTAAATGGTCTATTTTTAATGGTTCGTGTGATTGTGTTGTCACATTCAACGATTTCGGTATAGGAGAAATGTATGTCAAGGATAACAGCCGTGTAAGCCTTGTTGCGCTTGATAACAGCATAGTTCATGTTTCTTTGATTGACGATGCCAAACTTGATATTGTATCGTCTAAATATACAAGGGTATTCGTTTATACAAATACTCCAAAGAACATATCAAAGGTAGATGTGAAAGGAAAATTAATGATTAAACCGTTCAAGTTAGTTTAAAAATGGGAATATTCAACTGGAAACAACCTGACTTAGATGATCAGATAAAGATGCAGAAGTTTGCCACTCATAAATACAAAGAGGTTATGGTTGGCAATAAGAAATTCAAGGTGCGTGGTCTTAGACTGGGTGCATACGATTATATTGTAGACAAGCTGTTGATACGTGACATTATCAATCCCGATACAGCGAAAAAGGAAATGATTGCAATTATGAAAAATGACGCATCTATTCCGTACAAAGTTGCAGCGGCAGGAGTATTGAATAACTATTGGTTTTTTGAGATAATTCCTTTTGCAAGACGTATATACGCTTGGTGGTTAAGCAGGCACTATGACCATAAGGAACTAACTCCGTTGATAGAAGCCATCGTGGAGGGGGCTAATGTAAGTGATTTTTTTACAAATACAATCCGTTTAGCGTTCTTGATAGATACGACAGCGACATTAAGCAAGAAGGATGCCATGAAATTATCTCTCGATGCAAAATCGGCTCACGAGGATCTATCCAAAAAGATTTCCCCCAATTCAGAGGAGATTTAAGACTATTCGGAGGATTGATGATAATCAAGGACTGGGCTTTGCTATGGAAATATTCGTGGAGTTATATACAGGCAGTAATAATGGACCAGCCTAAACTTGATTATCATTTTGAAGAGAAAGTTAAGTTGTACAAGGCTTCTCTTACAGAAGATTTATATGAGGAAGCTAACAAGGATGCAAGTGGCTTTATATATAGATTCAAAGAATCTAAACCTAAAGAAGAGCATCCCGATATATTACTAAAAGACATTTTGCGATGATAACAAAATACGATCCTAAAATATATCCCCTTAAACTGTATGTTGCAGTGGGGGATGATCAATGGGGGGAAATACATAGAAAATTCACCAAACTTAATCATGACCCGATAGATACATCCAAAGATGAAATTAAGAGATGTAATGGCATGACTATTTTTGTAAGAGAAAAAAGTACAAATAATTTAGGTGTACTTATTTGGTTATCCAACGATGGTATAGGGGTGAGAACTGTTGCTCATGAATCTATCCATTATGCTTGTAATGTATTTGGGTATTGTGATATTTCTATGGGATATGAAAATGGGCAGGATGAGCACTTTGCATACCTTTTAGGTTGGTGTGTTGAGTGTGTAATGGATAGTGTTGCGAAATATTTAAAAAACAATATTTATGAAGATTAATTTGTTTGTAAACGGAAATTTGGTGTGCGACCGAAGCGAAGCGAGGGAGCACAGAGGGGCTTTAGCCCGACAGAGGGGCTTTATGAGATAATAGCCTTAGATGGTAGTGATTTACCAAAAGAGTTTGATTTGTCACAAGCTATCATTATTGATGGTGATGTACGTGTGACGGGTAGTTTGGCTTTAGGCGGCAATATCGTCTGCAATAAATGGCATTTATAACAAATTAAACACTATTTAACAAAATTAGTTATGTTATAATTTAATTTATAGTTATATTTGCAATATGAAACGAGCGTATAAATATAGACTTAATCCTACTCCTGAGCAGATTGTTTTCTTCAACAAATCTTTCGGGTGTTGTAGGTTTGTATATAACTATATGCTCGGTAAACGTATAGAAGCGTATCAGCGTGACAAGACGAAGATAGGATGGGTTGAACTGGCTAAGATGCTTACAGAACTTAAAAAGGAAGATGGGAAGGAATGGCTTTCGGAAGTATCAAACGAGTGCCTGCAACAATCCATAAGAAATATGGACAGCGCGTTCGTGAAGTTCTTCCGTGAAAAGGCAGGATTCCCAAATTTCAAGGCGAAGCATTACAGCCGACAGTCATACAAGGCTATAAATTCGGTGTCTGTTGACCTTGACAACAACAAGGTAAGACTTCCAAAGATCGGATGGGTTAAATTCTTTCCAAACAGAAAGTTTGACGGTAAGGTATGTTCTGTCACGGTAAGCAAGACACCAACAGGTAAATATTTCATTTCTGTCCTTGTTGACGATGGAAAGGAAATACCTGTAAAGCCTGCTGTCAGATATGATACGTCTATCGGTATAGATGTCGGTATAAAGGATTTTGCAGTTTGTTCAAACGGTGATGTGTATGCCAATCCCAAATATCTTGAGAAATCGGAAGCAAGACTAAAGGTGTTGCAAAGAAGATTCTCAAAGACAAAGAAAGGTTCCAACCGAAGAGAACGGGCAAGAAAAATCCTGGCAAGACAGTATGAGAAGGTTTCCAACCAACGCAACAACTTCCTGCATCAAGTCACATCAAAGATTGTCCGTGAAAACCAAACGATAATCATTGAGGATTTGAATGTAAAGGGCATGTTGAAAAACCACCGTCTTGCAAAATCCATATCATCCGTTTCATGGAGCGAGTTTTTCCGACAGCTTGAATACAAGTGCGAATGGTATGGACGCAACCTTATACGTATCGGACGTTTTGAAGCAAGTTCCAAGACGTGTATATGCGGATACGTTAATAGTGAATTGAAACTCAGTGACCGTGAATGGGTTTGCCCGAAATGCGGAAGGCACAATGATCGTGACATTCTCGCTTCGGTAAACATCAAACGGTTCGGACTAATATCACCCTTGGTAGAAGGGGTTGAGGACGTGGAGTGGTCGGCAGTAGTCGGGGCAGTGAAACGTCAATATGTATGTGTATAAACGTATATAATTACCTAAGCCCGAAAGTTACACGAACTTTCTGGCTATTTTGTAACCTGAAAACAATATGAAACCGATACCTATGTATCCAAGATTGATTAGTATTTTTTGCCATTTAGACAATTCCTTTTCTACCTTTACTTCTACAATTTTTTCTACGGTTATTATCGAATCTTTCGTCACTACCGTTTCTTTTTCCAAAGATGGAATACTGTCTTGTAGAAAGTCTTTCTTGTTTTTCAAACTATGAAAAAGCCTGCCATCCGACATTATTTTAGCGTCTGATACGGCTAATGATGTTTCCAAGTGTGAACTATCTTCAAATGTTGTATGTTGTATGTGTTCTACTGGAAGAGTTATTATTTTTGATTGCCATACTATTCTTTCCGTTACTGTCGTGTTGTGATCTACTATAGTTGTATTTGTCGAAGATGGAAGTAGCTTGCGTGAACAAGAACACGACAGTAACAAAAAAAATAGCAATATAGAAAACGGCTTATTCATCTACTAAGTTTGTTGCGATAAGCGAGATAAATTCCTCCTTCGGTATTTCCAATGCTTCGGGAGAGTTCCATTTCACTTTAATTGCACCGTCAGTACCAATAAGTTCAATGATTTTAGCGAATCCTTCAAAGGCGAAGTATCTAGGCTTCATATCACATTCCTCTTTCATTTTCTCTTGGTATGCTTCGGAGTATGCCTTGTTCAGCTCTTCTGTTTCCTTGTTGAAATCTTCTTCGGTCTTTCTAATTTCATCTGCTTCTTTCTTTTCCTCTTTTGTTGCATCTTCCTTTCCGTCAATCTCTTTCATGTGATTGATTTTCTGTGCGCGCTCGTCATATCCTTCCTTCTTTATTTCTTTAAGAACCTGTTGCATATCATCATCGAATGCTTTTGCAGCTTTGTCGTAAGCGACACGCATAAGCATGATTTTTGCTTTCAGTTCTGATGGAAGTTCCTTCCCTTCTAGTGATAAGGGGATATTCAAGAGAGTTAATCTCTTTAAAAACATTTCTTGGTTCGTCATTTTTTATTGCTTTTTTTAGATTGAAACTGATGAGATGCCTTTCGTATTGATATATTTTGTCACATCGGTTACGAAAGAGTTGATGATAGTAATGATAGCGATTTGGGTATCCAGTTCAGGGTGGTCATTGTAGTTGATTGCTATACCACCGTTCTGATTGAAATAGAATGTGGCGAGTTGGTTCTCTGATTCAAGCGATTTCACCTCTCCGCCATCAAATGAATCAATTGTTTTACCGTTTGATACATTTACATTCGCGTTCACCTTGTATTGTTTTTCCACATTAGCTTCATTGCTGAATGTTACGCTGGCTGAATTTACGCCAACGAGTGTTACTTTGTTTTCTTCTACAGCCATAGTTAAAAAATTATTTTATTGCAAAGATAACATAATCGTTTTTATCCACAATTTTTAATATGTTAAAAAATATTAATGGATTTTTGTTTGTTGTAAATCATGCTCTTGTGCTTATTTTTGCTATTTTTGCAATAATTAAAAAACAATAACTATGGCTGATGTTGATTTAGGAGCATTAAAGTTTAAGATTGGGCTAGATGATTCCGGTCTTGACAAACAGATAAAGGATATACAGAAGAAGTTGCAGGACACCTTTAACCAGGAGATGTCCTTCAAGCCTATGTTGACCGATATAGGCAAAATGAATGACGAACTTAGCGAGGTTGTAGATAAGATAAACAAAGCGAATGAAAACGCGTCCAAGGTAGGGAAAGGTAAGTCAAACAAGAAAATGGATATACTTGTTCAGATGGAAGAGTTGTCAAACAAGATTGTCGAAGCGACAAGGGAGTATGACAAGCTGGAAAAGACTTACCGTAACCTAGGCAATGCAGGCGGAGATAAGGGGATGGCTACAAGAAAAGCCAATCTTGAAAGTCAGAAGAAAGCGATAGATGATCTTGTGGCTGAATTGAACAGATTGAAAACGGCATATTCCCTTACTGCTAACAGT